TGAAAATAAACTTTGGTTAGATATGCAAAAACAAATGCTTGATCTTGAAAAATTAGAGTATGATTTAGCTAACCCTGTTAAAGATTTATCTCAAATTAAAGTGGAAGATACTTTTAGAAAAGAATTTAATAACTCTTCTATTGCGAAGAATATGGAGGAAAGATATTTGTTTATGGGATCTCTTATTGATAATGCTAACTTAAATACAGGGCCGGGTGATATAAGCTTTATTTTCCAATACATGAAGATGCTTGATCCACGATCCGTTGTTCGTGAAGGAGAGTTTGCAACGGCAGCTAGTGCTGGTGGTGTTCCTGCAAGTGTATGGAAAATTTACAATAGTATGTTAGAAGGAGATTTATTAAGTCCAACCGTTAAAGGTCAATTCTTAGAAGCGGCTTACGGTATGTTTAATTCTCAGAAATCATTATATGATGATCAGTATAATATTTTTAAAGATATTGCTACTGAGAGAGGCTTTAATGTAGATAGTGCTCTTCCTTATTTTGCTTTTGATCCCGATCAAATGACAAAATGGGAGACAATGTTTAAGCTAGCTAAACCCTCTAAGGTTGGTAGTGAGACTGATGGTACAACAAATAAAGAAATGAAAAAAGTTTGGTCTTCAGAAGCAAATAATGGTGAAGGTGGCTTCATAATGGTGCCAGTTGAGGAGTGATATGGTTGAAACAATAGAATTTAGTACAACAGCGCAAATAACCGATCTTCCTAAAGAAGTAAGAAAAAAATATATTTACGAAAAGTTAGGTATTTTAGATCAAGAAAGTATTAATGATTTAAATTACATGAGAGAAAATGCGGCTTACCCCTCTCCACTAGAACCTTTAGCGCCAGGAGAATTTAATGATTGGGTTTCAATGATAACTTCACTACCTTTTGCTAACTTTGACGGAGTTGGTATAGAAACTTTTGCTAGAATGTATATTGCACAGGAAAAAGTAGGGGCTTTAGTATCGAATAAAGAATTACAAAAAGAAATAGCGGCTTTAGCAGGAGGAGTTATTTTACCAAGTTTAGTACCTGGACTTGGACAAGCTACGGCATATCCTCGATTAGCAGCGTTTATAGCTAAATATCCTACACGAGCAAAAATGATAGCTGCATTTATAGGTGGTATGTCAGGGTCTGGTCCTTTTACAGAAGGAAAATTAAGTGATAGAGCCCTAGAAGCGATGGAATACGGAGCTGTTGAAGCTACAGGGGAAGGTATATTTCAAGTATTAGCAAAAGTATTTCCTTTCTTTAAAAATTTAGCTCAAGGTAACAAAAGAGAAAAAATTATAAAAGGAGCAGAAGAAGCTCAAGAACTTATTACAAAAGAAGGAGGAACTTTAACAGCGGCTAAAGTAACGGATGATCCTACTATTGAATTTTTTGAAAGTGTAGCGGAAGGATCTTTTTTAGGAGGAGGAATTATACGACAATCAGGAAAAGAAACAATTTCTGAAACACAAGAAGCATTAGGAAAAGTTTTTACTAAAACTTTTCTGGAATCTCAAGATAAAAATGCTCTTGAATTTGAAACTAACATTATACGACAATTTATTAATAAAGTGTCACAAAAAGACATGGACTCTGTTATTAAAAGTTTTTTAACAAATGGAAATAAATTTTATGAAACAGCAGTAAACAAAGCTTATAAAGACATGGATGTTGCCGTAAGTAAGGCTTTAGGTAAAAAAGATATTATTGACATTAGTAAACTTAAAAAAATATTAACAAGATCTATAAAAATAAATGCTGGAGACATAGGAGATGTTGCAGTTAAAGATTTAATAAGATATGTAGATGGTTTAGCTGATAAAGTTAATTTTCAAACAGCTAAAGCTATTCGATCTCATTTTTTATCTAAAACAGGGGCTTTTGCTACAAGTAGTGGAACTGCTCCTAAATGGGTAAATAAAATTGCTGGAACTTTAGCTAATGCTACAAGTACATCCATGAAAGATAGTTTAAATGTTGCGGTAAAAGCTAGTAAACTTTCTAAAGAGGAAGCAAAAAATATTTTAAAATTATATAAATCAGCAAATGCTGTTTTTAAACAAGGAAAGCAAACTTTTAATACAAAAATTGTTTTGCAAGCTCTTGATGAGAACCTAACTAAACAAGGGATTGATAATTCAACTAGAATTTTTGATAATTTCTTTTCTTCAGGAAAAAAAGCTCGTGTTAGATTTTTTTATGATCTTCTAGAGAATTCTGTTAAAAAGAAAATTATTACTAAAGAAGCTGCTCAAAAAATAGTTAATGATGTTCAAGGTGCATTTATTGTAAAAGGATTAAAAGCAGGAGGTACATTTGATCCTACTAGTGGCAGGATTAATGCTAACTTATTTAGAAAATTTATGGCTGGATGGGAAGGAGCAGGAAAAGATGTTATTGAGGAAGTTTTTAAAGATAATTATAAGCTTGGGATTAAGGGAAGTCAAATATTAAGAAATTTTGAAAAATATGCAAAAGCTTTAGAACTTGCTCAAAGTCGAGGAATAGAAGGAAGTAAAGGAAAAATTTTTATTGCTTTAAGTCAATTTTCAGCAGCAGGCTCTATTCTAACTCTTGATTTTTTTGGGAAAGAAGGAGGTTTTGACGTTCTCCCTGGACTAGGAGCACTTACTATTTTAGGTGGACCAGCCGTAATAGCAAAAATGTTTTCTAGGCCTAGTTTTGTTAATGGTTTGTTAAAAGTAACTAAAGGAGAAAAAGGAACAAGTATATATGGGAGAGGAGTTGTACAAATTCTTACAAGTTTAGCTAAAAATGGTTTAATTGATCCTATCCTAGCTAAAGATCATCTTCAAGAAGGAGTAAACCAGGATATAATAAAAGATTGGCAATTTAAGAGCTATTTAAAAGATTTAGATTTAAAAGGAAATGAGGATATAGCAGAAAATAATCTTCCTGAAGGAAATCAAATTTTAAATAACCTTTCTGAAAGTATGGTATTTGATGAAACAAAAGAGGCTATGCCTACTACTCAAGACTTTGAAGGCTCAAATGAAATAGAAATAAATATTCCTGAAGCTAACACCGAAGTAATGGCAGAAGAAATAATAACACCAGTATCTGCTGCTACTCCTTTTCCAGGACCAGCAGGAATGGATGTTAATCCTGAAACATTAGAAAAATTAGAACAAGTTGAGCTACCATTATTTGAAGCAAATCAGGGTGGCATAGCAGGACTTTTTAAAGCAAAAAAACCTAAACAAATGGTAGTGTAATGTCTAAAGATGATTTTAGAGGAGGGACTTCAAGAACAAGAACAGAAGCAAGCACAGCTCGAAAAAAAGCTATATCTCAAATAAAAGATCCACGAGAAAAAGCTATTGCTACTTCTGCTACAAAATCAAAAAGTGACAAAATTAAAGAACTTGAACAAGGTGTAGGAAGTCTTGATCGAAGAATTAACAAAGCAATAAAAGGTGGTGATACATCTTTAGCTAAAGATTTAAGGGCACGGGAAAATAAATTTACAACAAAGTTAGGACTTGCTCGAGCTCTTCAATTAGACGGAGGAGTAGTTAGAAGTAAAGACGGAAAAATTATACGTTCTTCAACAACAGGACAACCTCTTTTAACAAGCAAAGGAAGAACAATTTTTGATCAAACAAAAGACCAAGACTTTATAGATCCAACAAGAAGGCTTAAAAATTTATATCCTAAAGAATTTGGTAAAATGTACCCTATTTCAACAGGGTTAGAAAGAGGAATAAAATTGTTAATGAAAGATTTTAAAAAAAGAGACATTCCTTATTCCAATCCATTAATGCCAGCACAAAGATATTCTCCTCCAAATATTGATCCATTTGCTGGTAAAAGTTTTGATCCAAATGTTGGTCGTTACTACTCGGGAACAAATTGGGAAGAAAAAGCCAGAGAAAATGTAGATGATACTAACCTTGAAGTAATTAAAGAAACAAAAAATAAAAATAAAAATAAACCTACAGATACTTTACAAAATATTGCGGATGAACAAATATTTAGAGCTGCTCTTCGTACACCTCAAGGTGTTAAGGCTCTTCCCCCTAATTTTGAAAACACTCTTAATCGCTTAACCAACATTAATGCTCTTACTAGTGGGGATTACTTAAAAGCAAAACAGCTTTTAAATAATTTTCAGTCCGTTCCTCCAGGAGACTTATCATCTGGAATTGTAAATTCTCTTCCCCCTACTTTTGAAGTAGCTGAAAACACTTTTTTTTCTCCTGTAGTTTCTAATGATAATAAAAATCTTGATTTATTTACTGAAAAAGAAAAAGGAACATTTAATAACTATTTTCAAACTTTAAATGATAACAAGGGATTTGATGTAAATTTTGAAAATCCTGGAGTATCATATTCGAAAGATGTTTTAGGAGGAACATTAGAAGCAGGTGTAAGTGGTATAGGAACAGATGAACCTAAAGCTGGTTTATTTTTTAATAAGGTAATTTAATGGAAACAAATCTTAAAAATATTATTTGGCTTGGGTTAATCTTAGTAACAGCCGGAGTAACTTATGGCATGATGTCCCAAAGGTTAGAAGCAGTTGAATCAAAACAAAACCAATTAGAAATGATAATACTCCAAGACATACCAGAAATAAAAGAACGAGTGATACGCCTTGAAATATTACTTGAAAGAGCATTAGAAAATTAAGTTTTATTTTCATATCTTTTATTTAAAATATTTTTTATTCTATCCCAATCTTTTCTATCTTTCCATTGTTTCGGTGTTATAGGGTCGCGTAACGCGACCCTATCAAGTTCAATAGATCTTATAATTAATTTTTCATGTAAAGTTTTTTTCATTATTTATTAAACTGCATAAACAGTTTTTAATAATTTAATTTCTTGATCCGTTTTGTTGCATCTCATACCATTCCACGAATCAAAACTCCAACCATCTTCTAATTCTAAGTTTGAAATGTCATAAACATTAACAGTAAAAACATGGCCTTTTAA